GGGATGTACAGCGTCGTCTCGGGCAGCGAGTTGCGGGGGGCGCACACCTGCGAGGGGGCGCTGCTCGTGGACGAGCAGGGGCCCACGATGTCGGCAAACGAGGGGTCCGTGATATACGTCAACTGCGTCGTGTTGCCGATCATCTTGTAGTAGCCCTTCTGCTGCTCGCTCGTCAGCGTGACCTGGTTCCAGATGTGCATCCAGTCGCCGTACTGGCGGTCGATGCGCTGGCCGCCGATCTCCACCTCCACCTGCGCGATCAGCTGCTCGCCGATGTAGTCCAGCCAGCGGGCATACACGCCGTCGACCGTCGACGTCGCCGTCGTGATCAGGCCCTGGTTGATCTCGGGCAGCGTCACCTGCAGGTACGTGCGGTACGCCAGATCACCGTTGCGGCTGATCGTGCACGTCACTCGGCGACCGAAGTCGGCCTGGCCCGCGAACGTCTGCTCGATGCTCTCCATCGCGAAGTTCGTATGTCTGCGATACGAAACCTTCCAAAAAGTTATCTCGGGCGTACCCGTGAGGAACACGTCCTGAGCGCCGTAAGCCACCAATTGCATGAGTCCCCCGGCCATCGATTAGTAATATAATCTCTATATAGATTTAAATTTGGCAAAAACGCGCATTTGGTAAAATATCAAAAACAGCCAATCGGCCATTTTGATATTTGATGGTTATATATTGCCTATATTGAGTGCCTACGTTGAGTCTCCAGCGGGTTTAGTGTCCGGGTCCGCCATGGGGGGCGTCTCCGAGTCTCCGGCGGGTTTCAGATCTGCGGTCGCTTCCGCAGCCACAACCTTGAACGGGTTGTATATCTCGGCATAGTCCAGGTAGATTATATTTTCTCTCCAGAATGCGTCGGCTGTTTCGCTCCACTTCGCCGACTTCTCCAGGTTGTCCCTTTCGAAAAGCGGTTGAAAGTTGGTGTAGTGGCAGCACTCTGCAAACTCAGCGGGGTCAGACAGGTTGAACGCTTTGACGGGTTTGATATGGTCGAGGTGGATGTTGGTCCAATCCATACCTTCCGTCATCTTACTCAGTATAAAGTCCTTGAACTCGCTGCCAGAGCACCCGAGGTATTCTATAGACGATTTAGTCTTCTTCAATATAGATTTTGCCAATAGACGATGTACAGCAGTTCGCTGATTATGTGCTAAGTATGATGAGAGGTTGCAGAATTTGCATATAGACCGGCGATTCTTATGCTGGCAGTACGAGCCGCCGTCGCATAAACGACAGCGCGAACGAGTGCCGCCGTGCGGGCATATTTCGCTGCCCCCACATGGCTTGCAGGTAGACTTGCGGTGATTGTGAGGACAAATTGACTTCCCGTCACACGGGCCGCATCTTGCACGTTGCTTACCGTGCGGGCACATCTCTGAGCCTCCGCATGGTAAACAACGTGTGCGTCTGCAATTATGTTCGCACATCGCATTTCCGTCACATAAGACACAATGCCGTTTTTGAATGTTATGTTCGCACATGGCTGAACCTCCACACGGGACACAATATATTTTATAGTTCTTGCAGGGGCATAACGCTCCTCCGGTTCCGCATTTTCTGCATGATGTTTTGGGTACACCGTGCGGTTTGCACAACTGAGTTCCTCCGCAATCTGGGCAGAGATTCTTACGCTTACCGTGCTTACACTTATACTTTTTTGCCTTCTCGCGGTTGATTGCGCGGCGCGCTTCATCCGCGGCTTTAGCGGCCTCGGTTGCCGCATCGTCGCCCCCGGCCTCGTTGAGACCGGGTTCGGCAATAGCAGCTATATCACCGTTGGCGGCAGGTGCCGCAGGCTTGGGCTTGGCGCGATTGCGTTTGCGCTTGGGCTTAGCGACCGCGGCTGCGTCAGCGTCGGCAACAGCCGCGTCGCCGCCCCCGGCCTCTTTGAGTTCGGGTTCGGCGACGGCGGGTGTACTGGCGTCGGCAACAGGTGCTGCGGGCTTGGGCTTGGCGCGATTGCGCTTGCGCTTCGGCTTAACTATATCGGCGGTGCCGAGGTCGGCGGCGAGTTGGGCGTTTTGGGCTCGTACTTTATCGACCGCGGCGTTGAGTTCGCCGAGATTGACGCCGAAATCACTGATTCCGGCGTTTGATATAGTAGTGAGTTCGGCGAGAAGTGCGACGTACTGAGGATGTTGTTGCTCAATCACCGCGGTGTGTTCGTAGAACTCGGCGCTCAATTCAGCGAATTGAGCGAAGAGAGAGGAGGGTGGTTTAGGTGCCATAACCATACTGCTATAGATCCCTTATATATCGCCAATCAATTTTATACGCGATGTCCAAATTACAATACCAGCCTTTGTTTTCACAGGTTGGTATTGTATTATTGCTAATTAATCGCTTGATGGTGGTATTGAAAGGTCCGCGGCCGGGCCCGTAGGGCCCGGTGCCAATAGGTCTGTATGTAGGGTCAGTAGTCGCGATGCATAGCCTGCCGGCGCAGCCGGTAGGCTAATATTTCATAGGGTTTTAAAGGGGGCTTCGCCCCCTTTATTCCATATCCTCCATATCATCCGGATCCTCCCCCACATAAGTATTCCTAAAACTGTACTCCACGTCCGCCTCTCTGTCCGCGTCCAAAGCGTCGCGGTCGCCGCCGTAGTCCGCCAGAGCCCGGCCGTCCTCGTAATCGTCCGCCGCCGCGTCGGCGGCGTCGTCCACCATATCGTCCTGGGCCATCGCCGCGGCCTCGTCGTCTTCCGGATCAGAGAAATCAACCTTGCCGTAGGAGGCTTTGTCGTACTGATACACGGACTTCTGGGCGCCAATGGACCATTCGCCGAGCCGCAACTTCTTGAGTTCCCGCTGGATGGCGGTCTCGGCGCGGTCGCCGCCGAGACGGTCCGTGATTAATTTCTCGTCGGCGCGCTTGAGTCTGAATTCCTCCGTCTTGATGTCGGTGTAACTCGTGCAAGCGTGTTTCTTGCGTTTTGCGGATGTGGCAACCAAAGCGGCGACGAACGCAGCCGCCGCGGCGGTGACTGCCGCCCGGCTCGGTCCACTAACATCGCCCCCGTCCGCGGGGTTGGTCCAGACGTCGCCTGTATCCATATTGATGCGCGGCGCACCGCCCCCCGCACCCATATCCAACCCCATCGTGGCAAACAAAGGCGTGTCGGCCCGACGCATGAGCGCAGGGTCGCCGACAGCGTCTATATATGCGCACAGCACCGCGCGCCAGCACCAGCCGAGCAAAGCGCGCGCGGTCGGCGCGTTGAACAGCGTATGTGTCGCCCGCCCCTCGGCGTCCCGCGTCGGTTCGCTGACCGGTATCAGTTTGACCAGTACGCGAATATCGCGGGTGCGGGCAAAGACTGCCTCAAACACCGGGCCCAGCGCCGCAATATCAGTCTTGTCTAAATCGCCGCGCTCGTCTTTCAAAAACAAAGCAATATCGTACATGTGCTGCGGCCCGATGTCCCAGTGCGCGGGCGCGGCGCGGGGGCGCGCCCCGTTGCGGATCTGTGAGGGTATACCCGCCGACATCGCGGCCACCTCGTTGCGCAGAAACTGCGCGGACGCAAAAAGAGCGTCGGGGTCGGTGTCGGCGTCCGCCTCGACCGACTTCCAATCCTGTACGGTGTCTAAGTACTTCGCGGCGTTGCGCACATCCACGGTGCGCGCCAACGCGCCGTGGTCTTTCAAAAACACCAATATCTTCCCGTTAAACTCAATACTGGATTGTATTAGGTAATCCGATAGAGCATCAAGAGCGCGCGAACGCACGGCCGAGCGGCCCCCCGCCGCCGGGGCTTGATCCAACACCGAACCGATACGGTCGCATAAAGGCGCCGGCAGAGAATCCGAGCCCGCCGCCGAAACGTGGCCCAATAACTCAGCGAGCGCCGCGACGGGATCGCCGAGCGCGCTGTTGGCCACTATTGGTACAACATTGTCTTTACTGACGGCGCGCACCATCAACTCCACCTCCTCGGGCCCAAGGCCCCCGCTGGGTCCCCCCGACCCCGCCCCCCTGCTCTTCAACACCTCAATCTTCTGGTCCAGCGACATGTCGGCGCGGTACCCCGCGGGGCGCTCTTGCATTATAAAGCGTAGTGTTGCAGGCACGGGGTCGCCGGTGTCCAACCGACAATATTTTATCACAGCGGCGAAAGCGTTGCGCTCGTAGCCGCTGGCGGGTACGGGTAAAGCGGGGGCGCGCACGGCGTCGGCGTTAAAGAACATCGGGGCGGTGTCGCAGTCGTGGACGGAGCGCGCGACCGCGCCGAGTTCGCGCACCCCCACTGCGCGCTGCACCAGCGCGGGGTCTTCGCGAGCAAAGAAAGCCACAGTCGAAGCACTCGGGTGCTCGCCGCAGCACGAGGAGGTGGTGCGGTCGGCCGAGTACATGAACGACTCGCGGCCTTTGGCCACGGTTGTGTGTATGGATTCGATGATGGCGTATGAAAACAGCAAGGTATGGTTGTCGAACATCGCGGCGATGGTCCGCTGCTCGGGGTCGCCGCGCTTGACGGCGCTGACGAACGCCGCGCGCGCGGCGTCGGGCACCGGCTGGATTTTGGAAACAACCGAGAAGGCGACGATGGGCGGCATGAACCGCGGCCAGGCGTGTGTATCTTCCGGCCGCTCATCCACCGCAATACCCGCCCTGCCGCCCAAATACTGTCGCTTGGCGGCGAACATATCCGCCACGCCGTTGGCGTCGGCCGCCGCTAAAATATGGGATGTGAGCACAAATCGTATGGCCACCGCAAACATTTCGGCCGACATCGTCGCGACCGTGCTCCAAATCCCAATGCGGCTCTTTGATTTGGCGGCGACGCACGCCACAAACTCAATACACCTACCATCCGTCTCGTCGCCGGATAAAGGAAATCCCTCGAAGGAGGCGCGGCAGCCCGGCAGCGGCGCGCCGCGGGGCACGGACGGCACGGCGGCCTGGATGGCCACCACCAGCGCCGCCGCGGCGCAGGCCACCACGCGTTTGCCTTTATATACATCGTATGTCTCGGGTGCTTTAGCCCCGGGCGCGGGGGGCGCGCCGCCGGCGGTGACGGGGGCGGCGGTGACGGGGGCGGCCGAGGGGGCAGCCCCCGCCCCCTCAACTTGTTTGGAGGATCTTAAAAACCGCTCGTAGGCTACCTTCGTCGGGACCGCCGACGCCACGGCTTCTTTGGCTACACTCAGCGCCGCAGCCAGCACGATGGCGGGGTCGATACCCATATTGGCGCACAGCGTCATCACCACATTATGTATCTGGCGCGTATCGGGGTCGTCTATTTCTGGCGCGGTCTGTTTGACGAAGGCCGCAGCGTCCTCTTCCAAAACGCCGCGCGTGATGACGCGGAACCCGGCGTCGTTGTACTCGTCCTCGACGTCGTCGTCGATGCGGCGTATAACATACCCGCTCGCCTTGTCTATAACCGTGTCTTCAACTTTGTCGCCGCGGGTATAACACACTTCGTCCAGAGCGGCAGCGTAGTCGCCGCCCGCGACGTGTACCAGCGCCAATTCATACAAAAACGACGGCATGACCTTACGATTGGTGGCAACACTGTATATCCAGTTCGCGTCCTCGTTCAGTTCGGGCACCGTTAACAAAGGCAGCCGACAGAACGCGCCGTGGTCCACGAGCCGCACGATATCTTCTTGGCGCCGGTCGAACTCGGGTTCGCTCAACACGGCCTCTACCAGTGCGCGCAGCGCGTCGTCTTCGGTATGTTGGGTCGGGGCGGCGGCGACGGCGGCCGCGCCCATCGCGTAGGCCACGCGGTTGGCCGTGACGGCCAGCGACGGGATGGGCGACACGACCGCGCGCCGCGCCAGCCGCGCGATTTCGGCGGTCTCGCGCTCGGCGGCCACCTCGGCGTCGGTGTCGAACCGTTTGTCCAGTTCGGCGCGCGCGGCGCGGACGGTCTCTTCGCGCATACGCGCCTGGGCGTCGTCGACGGCCATACACGTGGCCCCCATCTCATTCGGCTCGGGGCGTATGTTCACGCATTTGGCCGAGAAATTACAGAACAAGGCTTTGGTGTCGAAGAACGCGGTCTCGTCCACAGCGGCATCGCGGACCCATGTATCGCCTTTGCGCACGAAAAACCGCTGCGGTGCGCCGGCGACAGCCAGAACGGCAAACTCGCCGTCCTCGACCGCCTTCTTTTTGGCGATGAGCGCGGCGGCCACTTTCGGCGCGCGGGAGGGGGGGACGGAGTGGTGTTTGACCAGTGTTTTGGCGAGAAACTCGGCGAACTCGGCGCCGGGAGCGGTGCCCGCCGATTCGGGTTTGTATATTTTTAGGAGATCGTACGGCGTATCGTCCAATCCTGAATCGTAATACACGACACGACCGCTATCCGCGGCGATGGCTGTCTCGGAATCATACCGTTTGGCGAGCACGCGGCGCGTACAGTCATTTTCGAGCGCCCCGACCGCGTCGGCGGCGATACCGTACGTCTTGGCCAGTTCGTCGATCATTGAGGCGGGCAGACGCAGGGCGGCCGCGGCGCGGCGGGCCATTGCGTGGTATAGCGCCATACTGTCGGCGGAAGAATGCATCTCGGCCATCGTCTCGGTGGCACTGGAGCGCGCGCGGTAGGTCTTTGAAAACACCTCGCGCGCATCGGCGTCGCGCTCGATGATCTGGGCAATAACGTTTGGTGTAGCGGATCCGATATCTTCGTCGTCGCGTAAAGCCCGCGGGGCCCGGCGCGAGGTCTCGGCGATACCGGCGCGCAGCCGCTCGTTCGCCGCGGCCACGCACTCTTCGATGGCCGCGGCGTGGACCTGTGTGAAATGCTCGGGGTAGACGGCCAGCACCTCCAGCGCCCTCGCCACACGGACCACCGAATGGTGTGCGCCAGAGACGGCGGCGATGAGCGCGGCGATACCTTCGGCCACGGACGGCGCGGCCGCCGAAACCAAAGCGGTCGTCGCGTCTTCTTCGATGCCCGCACCCCCGCCCCCTTCATTGGTCAAACTGGGTGTAACATACCGCATCCGCGACACGGGCCACGCCTTGTCGCCGCCGGTCTCCTCGCCCCCCTTTTCAAACATCTTATACTTCACAGGCAGCGCCGCGGCGCGCAGGACGCGTATCAATATATTGGTGGCAGGCAGCCAGGCGCGCGAGGCCTCCACCGCCCGGTGCGGCAGCGCCACCAGACCGGAAACACACATCGCGTCGCCGGCGCCGAGGGGCACGCGCAGATACCGCCGCTTGTTGTTGGCGTCGCGGCGCAGTGTGGTGACGGCCGAATCGACCGTATGCGACACGAACTTCTCGCGCGCCATCACCACTTCGTTTTTAACCACTTTAGCCACAATCGAAGTCAGCGGCTCCACGTTCTCCAGCACGGTTTCTATCTGTGTGAGAGCGTTGGTAGGTATAGCAACACACCGCCGCCGCTCGGTTTCGCTGGGGGGCGCAACGGGTTCGGTCGCGGCGCCGATGGCGCGCAGCCGGCGGTCGTAGTCGTGCGCGCGCGCGACCGAGTAGTCGTATATCGCCCCGAGTTCAGCGGCCGCGAAGTCGGTGGTGGCGGCGGCCACCGCGTCGTCGCTGACGTAGTCGTCCAGGTCGCCGATATCATACACCTTACGCCGCCCCGCGAGCACGGGGACGAGCCAGTGCATATCGCGCGCGCCGGACGCCAGCACGGAAGCGAGGGGACACGCGTCGGCGGGCCGCGCGCCGACCGCGTCGCCGGCGTCGTCGAAGGCCGAGAACGATTCGCGCAGTTCGCGGAACCGCTCGACCAACACGCGAATCCGCGCGCGGGCGCGGTCGTTGAGTTTGGT